CCCCTGCCCACCTGCCTGTGGATAACTTTTTTACGCGGGGGCGCGGGCTTTTTCGCGCGCGGGCGGCGGGGGTCGGCTATATGAACACCTTCCAAAATTACTTAATTTTTTCAATTTACCCCCCTACTAATTACCAACCTATACCAAACAACTCCTTCGCGCACGCATAATACATATGCTAAACTTCTAATTATTAGTAATTGAAGGGAGCCTCTTATGGGCATTCGGGAGAAATTAGTAAGTCTTTTGGGCAATAACGTTAACCAAGTGCAGGCGGCGGCGGCAGTAGGTTGCAGCCCAGCGTACGTATCCGAACTTATGCGGGATAGTGAGTTCATGCGGGAAGTGTCTGAACTTCGCGTAGCGAATCTAACCGCGAATACAATTCGAGATAGTAAATACGACGCGCTAGAGGATAGAGCGTTAGATAACTTATCGACTTTGATTGATAGCATTTATGACCCTATCAAATTGGCGGTCGTACTATCTAAATTAAATATGGCTAAGCGGCGCGGGAGTTCGGCGCAGGATTCTAGCAACATCGAGGTTACACAAGTAGTAACCCTCGCACTTCCGCAGGCCCTCAGCAGCAAATTGCAGCTATCAATCAACAATGAGGTGCAAGCTGTAGCTGACCGCGAACTTGTAACTATCGAAGGTGTAACACTTCTTAATGATTTGAAAGGAAAAACGCAAAATGAACCCCGACGTGAAACAAATCGCAGAATCTTCGCCAACGAAACAGGCCCTAGATTCCTTGAAATCTAACTTACAGGAGTTACTAGACGAATGTCAGACACAATCGGATACTCTAAACAAGAAGTAATAGCTTTATCCAAATTAGATATGGATATGTTAGCGGGATTAGCGTTGCCTGATACCTTCACGTTAACATTTCCTCCTATTTTCAAGTCCTTGTGGACTTTAATTACTGATGCGGCGCAGACTTCAGGGGATTTTACAAAAGTTGCCTTAGGTCTCCCGCGCGGATTTGGTAAAACAGCAGTCATTAAACTATTTGCGCTATACATTATCCTGCACACTAAGCGCAAATTCATCCTAATTACTGGCGCGAATCAGACTAAGGCCGAAAATATCTTAGCTGACGTTATGATGCTACTTAGCGAACCTAACATCATCAAAGTGTTTGGGGATTATCGTCATACAGTAGAGATGAAGCGAGCAGATTTGGTAAAATTTACTCTATTCGGAAAAACTACAATCATTGCGGCCTTGGGTAGTGGGGGCGACCCTCGAGGACTTAACATTAAATTCGCACGTCCTGACGTAATTATCATGGATGATATTCAAAGTCGCGAAAACGCAATGTCTAAAACGCAATCTAATACATTGCGCGATTGGATGTTTGCGACTTTGATGAAAACAAAAGCCCCGACTGGATGTCTTTACACCTATATCGGGAATATGTTTCCGTCAGAGAATTGTATCTTACGAGAACTTAAAGAATCCCCCGATTGGATTAGTTTTATCGTGGGCGCAATATTAGCTGATGGTAATTCCCTGTGGGAGGAGTTACATTCTAAGGAGCAATTACTTAAAGATTTTGAACAGGATATTCGCGCAAACAATGCGCACTTTTTCTTATCTGAAATGCTCAATGACCCTTCGACCGAGGCTAAAACTGGATTTGATTTTCGGCTACTAACTCCGTGGCAGACTAATTACGACACCGAACTACCTGATGGGAAATTCATTGTAATTGACCCTTCTGGCCGCACAATGCGGAGTGATGATTGCGTAATAGGATTATTTGAGGAGCGTAATAATGTCCCTTGGTTAGTGAAATTTGTTGCCGGAAAATTCTCACCAAAAGAGACTATCGAGCACGCGTTAGATTTAGCAATGGAATATAGTGTGCCCCTAATCGCTATTGAGAACGTAGCCTATCAGGACACCTTGCTATTCTGGTTTGAGGAAACTATAAAGACCTTTGGAATCGAAGGAGTTACTGTAGTTCCTGTAAACCGTGGAGGCGAGAGTAAATTAGTAGCTATTTTGCGTATGTTCCGGCAATTACAAGCCGCAGAAACCGAATTAGGACTACACCCATCCGTGCGCTCCGATGTAATCTTTCAGATTCGCGAATACGACCCAGATAAATCGAACAACAAGGATGATTTATTGGATGTACTAGCGTACGCTCCTAAGGTACTACAAACTTATAAGCATCAATGTCGCCGCGTTATCTATGAAGAGACTCACGCGTCCCCCGAACTCCTATTAAGGAACACCCGTATATGAATACTACGCAGATTTACCAATTCCTGTCCAAAGACAGCGAGCGGAAATTACTTAGTGCCATTGATTTTATCGTAAATCAATCTCGTATTGAGAGTTTCCGCTCCCGCTATCAGATTGAAGATAGCATTGTGGCCCGCCAGTTCGACCCAGAACTCGCTAAGTTAGACGCTGAAATGCGCGGTTGTCGGGATATGATGGAACGGCCTACAGAAGTAGTAGTACCAATCGTCGGGCCAGCTCTCGATACCCAAACTGCTTACTTGGCCTCTATTTTCCTAAGTACTCCCGAAATTTTCCCTATGTCCGCAGCTCCCGAATACATGGAGACTGCCGAAAAGTATAACATCCTATTAGTTAAATACGCTAGCGAGTTTCAGTGGCGCAGAAACCTATTACTGACTATTCAGGATGGCGTGCGGCATAATATTTGCGCCGTTGAGGCGACATGGGAAATTAAACACATCAATAAAGCTAGTAATGCGCTGACTTCAGAGGGCACTGCTAAAGTAGTTGAGGCGGAAACCTCTGGATTCGCAATCCGGCACTTAGACCTGTACAATACTTTCTGGGATACAACGGTAGTTCCGGCAGAAGTTAGTGCTGAGGGCGACTTTGCAGGCTACCACGAGCAGTTCACAACCACAAAATTGATTAAATTCATCGAACGGCATTGCCCAGATGTGCAGAAGAATAAAGCCTCTTACAAAGAATTACTGGAATCCCAGCCTGTAAAAGTCAATTACTTTACACCAACGGTAATCGCGGCCAATAAAACCGCTAATAGCACAAAATTAGACTACGATGCCCTATTCGCCTCGGGAAGTTCGGCTGCTACGCGTCAAATGCACGAGCTAACAACTATTTACATGCGTATTGTTCCTGAGCATTACGGAATCACAAAGGCCTTGGACCGTTCGGATACCTTAGAAGTGTGGAAATTTGTAGTACTTAATGGCTCCTCTATCTTGCTTTCCCAACGCCGCACAAACATGCACGGATTTTTGCCAATCGTACTCGGCCAGCCGTGCGAGGATAGCTTGGGCTACCAAACAAAATCACTTACGCAAGAACTGCAACCGATTCAGACCTTAGCCTCTTTGATGTGGCAGATGGAATTAGATAGTCAGCGTCGCGTAATTGCTGATAGAGGTATCTATGACCCGACAAAGATAGATAGTGACCACATGAATAATCCTAACCCATCGGCGAAAATGCCGATTAAGCCTGCGGCTTCTGGATTAGGACTATCTAATATCTATCTACCTCTAGATTACCGCGACCCCGCACTAGGCCAACGCCCCCAAACTGCCGCACAACTATCACAATTCGCTGATAGAATTACTGGGCAGAACGCAGTATCTCAAGGCGGATTCATCAAAGGCAATAAAACTAATAGTCAATTTGACCAGACAATGGCGAATAGTAATAGTCGACAAAAACTTCTCGCGCTTAAATTTGAAGATGGTATTATCTCAGTGATTAAGATTCTTCTCGAAGCTGATATTACCCAATTCCAACCATTCGAGACCTTAAAGAATCCGGCCACCGGCAATGACGTGGAAATTAAACCTAACGAACTTCGTGCAACTCCGATGGACTTTGAAGTATCTGATGGTCTAATGCCTACTACTGACATGCTATCTACGGATGTTATGACTGTTGCGTTGCAGACAATCGGCAGTTCCCCAGAATTAGCGGCTCAATATAAATTAGGCGAACTATTTGCCTACCTTATGGCTAGCAAAGGCGCACGTCACTTGAGACAATTTATGAAATCTAAGGAGCAAATTGATGCTGAAACCCAAGCACGAGCTGAACAACAAGCTACAGCAGCAGGAGGAGCTGCCGGAAATGCTCCGCAAAATCCTGGAGAATCGCCTTATTGATGTATACGAGGCAAAATTACGTATGCAATATCAAGAAGGATTGGCATATGTAATAAGTAATACTAAATACACCGCGCAGATAGAATTGTTAGAAGAAATCCTATCTGATAAACTGCACTTTTGAGAGGAGTATCATGGGTATCTTGGACACAATTATGGGCAAATCTTCCCAACATTCCGTACAACCTAACCCTACAGAAGCTGCACCTACTGCAACTCCTGAGGAGGCGGCAAATCCGTTAAGTCAATTTAATGATATGGCGCAAGCGGCACTTCCTACGGAAGATACTACGCCGACAGAAGCTCCGCACCCGTTTGATTTGCAGCCTGATAGTTTGTCAAAAGCCGCAGCCACGCTGGATATTAGTAAATACACAAAACCTGAAGAAATGCAGGCGGCTCTTAACGGCGATGTTGGGGCTTTTACTAATATTTTGAATAACGTAGTGCGCTTGGCCTTTATGTCAGCGGCGCATCAAGCGGCGGATACGGCCCGAGCTGGCGTGGGTCACGAACTCACTAAATTCGATAAATCGATGGCTAGTAAGATTCGCGATATTTCCACTGATTCGGAATTAGCGGCAGACCCGCGATTATCGGATGCGGCGTTTCAGCCAGTAATTAAAGCGATTTTGCCAATTGTTCGCCAAGCAAATCCAAAAGCAAGTGCAGCTAAGCTAAAAGAGTTGACCTTGCAGTATCTGGATGCACTATCTAGTAAGGATAGTGGAACTTCCGAGCCTGCTCCTAAAGCGGGTGGGCAACTAAATTTCGATTCAATCCACGGTCAATAAGGAACACTCATGTCTACATACGGTATTTTTAATAGCAGTAACGTATCCCCCCATCAAATTGTCCCATCGCTAGCTAAAACAGTATTTGAAAAAATGCCCGCTAGCGAATTTCCACTATTCGGTATTACCTCTCGGCTACCAAAAGCCGCAGATTTGCCTAATACTCTGCACACATGGTTTAGCAGACGCTTCTTGCAACCTTCAGCCACGCTAACAAGTCCAGTCGCCGCAGGTACTGCCGGAACTTCCGCCCAAGTGCAAGTGGCCGACAGCTCTACTATTCTAGAGCATATGGTGCTAATCAACCAACGTACTTGGGAACAGCTCCTTGTCCTATCAGTAATTGGTAACATGGTTACTGTGCGGCGGGCCTTCGGTTCTACTGGCGCACAAGCTATGGCGGCAGGGGATATTCTAGCGTCTGCTGGGTCGTCCTTCGGGGAAGGTTCCGTACGTCCCGCACCTCTGGTTCGCGGTATTGACGAACTTTCCAATATTACGCAAATCTTCCGTAATTCCCACGCCACTACTGGCACAGCAAAAGCCCTAATGGCGCAGGTTGGCGACGGGCCTACCGCTGAATCGTTGAAAGACTGCACTATGTTCCATGCACGGGATATTGAGCAGGCTATGCTATTTTCGGAACGGGCTACTGCTGTGCAAGCAGGGCAACCAATCCGTAAGATGGACGGCATTATCTCAATGATTCGTAAGTACGCACCTTCCAATGTTGTGCAGGCGGGGAAGTTTATTACTTACGAAGCTCTCGATGCCGCGTTTGACCCTATGTTCGATATTGTCACTGACAATAAAAACGCTAACGACCGGCTACTACTAGTAGATAAAGTTGCTCTGCACGCAATCAATCGCATGGGGCGGCATTATGGCATTAATGAGATGTATCCAGAAAGTTCCGCATTCGGGCAGCAATTCCGGAACTTTACCACTACGCGTGGGTCGTTTAAGGTAATGCACCACGGTATGTTCGACCTACTGCCAATGTGTAAGGGTATGGCTCTCGCAGTTGACCTATCTTCTATGCGAGTACCTTATCTGAAAGGGCGCAAGGAGGATTACAAGTCGTTTAACTCGGGATTAAATTCTACTAGCGGGGCCGCGCAGGATAATGGCGTTGATTCTGAAGGCGGGACACTAACTTCAGAGCTTACCTTGCAGTTGGATGCTCCTGAAGCTAATGGCGTAATCTTCGGTATTCGCGAAGTAGCTATCAACCCAATCGTAAGTGTGCCTGACTACTATTTCGCAAATATGGTCTGCGCCTCTTCTTGCGATGTTAAGAAAGTAAACGCGGGAGATACTATCACCATCAAGATTCTCGGTGGCAAACCTGGGGCCTCTATCGATGTGGTTACTCCTACCAATGTGCAATCTGTTGCACTGGATGCATCCGGCAATGGGTCGTTCGACTATGTAATCGGCACCGCCCCAGTCAACATGTTCTCAGTAGCTAATAATCAAGCAGCTACTAACATGATTATGAACTCTGCTGTGGTGACCGTATGCGTGCGTCAGGCATGTGACCCAGGCAATGGCGTAGATGCACCTATCTGCTAATCAGTAAGTAACTGTCTTCGATAGCGCAACTATATAGTTGCGCTATTTTTTTATCTGGAGTTCCAATGGCCACTAACTTGCAAAAACTTAAAACAAAATTGCTCAAACCACAAATTCATTACGATACACCCGTAGTCGAGCCTGTGAAGGAGGAACTTCCTGAATTTCGTGCGCAATTTAGCTGCACGCACAAAAATATGAACTGCCTGCTAAATTCTGGCAATCGCGTACTTTTTACGGAATTTGAGGCAGTAGTTACTGACCGCTTTATTGCGAATGAATTGAGTCACCAATTCGCACAGTATATTAAAAGGACGGCATAATGAAATTCCAGACACTGGTTAATGAAGTAGTTACTTTAACAAATCATCCCGAACTAGCGGATGAAATTGCAATTGCCATTCGCGCAGCAACCTTATCACTTCATCAACTTGATTTATTTAGTAAGGATAAGCGCGAAACGCTTGTTACTGTTAAAAAGTCCTGTTGCACTAGCAATGCGATTGATTTATCCCTGATTCCTAACCTACGTAGTATTCACACAATTGCTAAATACTGCGTCAAGACTTGCCGAATCGGATGTGAGATTCCAAAACGAATCCACATTGGCCAGCATATTAAGGAATTTTGGACTACTTCAGGACAGTCCCTTGAGATTAAAACGACTTCATGTCAGCGGGACTTTTACCTAGAATATTACGCAAATCCGCAAGTAATTCCTGCAGAAGATTACTCTTCGTGGATTGCGGACTTGTACCCACAAGCTATCTTAGATTTAGCGTGCGCTAAAATCTATCGACTCCTACGAGACCCTACAACATCGCAGATGTATGAACGCTCTATAGGAAGTCGCGCAATTCCTGGTAGCTACGCACACACCATCATCGCTGACCAATTAGCAGGGAACTAATCATGAATATCTTAGACTTTACATCCGCCCCGTACGGTAACTTCGTATTTTATACAGGAACTTACATTACTATCACGGTCATGACTTCCGATGGAGGAGCTGTTCAGGTTAAGCACGTAGGAAGTAACGAGGGTGTGTCTTCTGTGTATCTTCCGCGTGTATCCTATGCGGCCCGTTTATCGTATATTACAGACGGCAATCTTGTAGGTATTTCTGAGCAGATTCTGCCAGAGGGGACGGAATTAGATACCTCAGATACTGACAAAATTTTGGTAGTTAGTCGCCATAGCTCAACTAATGTATTTCCGGCGGACTGCTCCATTGAACTACATCCGACTAGCGTAGTGCGACTATCTACGGCTACCGTTCCTCGGGTTCTGCATATTTCCGGCTACGGTACTTATAAGGTCTCCACTGATTTATATAGTTACACCGCAAATACCGCAACATCCGCGTACATAACGGAAACTAATATGAATTTCGAGTATACTTCGTCCTCACTAAGCCCTACATACTTCTCGCTATTAAGTGCGCTCCCGTTCACACACGGTTCAACCGCGAGCCTGCCTCTTTTGATTGTCTAATATGCCTTCGATAACCTATCGTCTTAATACTTCACAGACTTCGTTCCCATTCATATCAACTATGTTTGGGCGGAGTATTCTTCAACGTAACAGAGAGGACAGTAATCTTCCCTTAGGGCGGCCAATGTCGGAGTTGAACGACGATAGAGATATTGGTCTTCCAAGTATAATTTATATGCACAATGTTATGCCTACGTCGCAAGGATTTTCTGGAGTAGAATATAAAATAGCGCAACAGAGTATTGGACCTATTTTAGATTACCGCACAATAACTGGAGAGTTGGGAGATAAGGATATTCTATTTATTCAATCGGGGAAAATCCGAATATTCTCTTCCGGAGTAATGCAGCCGTATCAATTGGTTGACCTAGGCCTATATAGTACTGTCACAACTACGAAAGGCAAAACCGCCGTATTCTCTACAAAGCACAAGAAACTTTACTACTATAATCAATTCTTGAAAATTCTGGAAGAGGTAACTCCTAATGGGCTAACCCTGAAGGATATTATCGGCGTGACCTCATTAGGTACGCACTTAATCTTATATAGTACGGATACCCTCTACCGGAGTTCTGTCTACGACCTACTTGAATATACGCCTTCCCTCAATAACGCAGCAGGTAGTGACCTAATTTCCGCCAAAACCACTGACATTATACGAATCGCAGAAACTGCTAATGGCTTACTAATCTATACGAAATCAGAGTGCCTACAGGCGGCCCTCACGGGGGAGTTTGCGTTTCCTATCCAATATAGACTGGTGGAAAACTTTGATGGGATACGGAATTTTTACGACGTAGAGGATTCGGTATTTCCCAATATCGTAAGCACTCCTTCTGGAATCTTCTCTGTAGGTAAAGATGTTGCGCCGGCCTTGATGGATGCGTATGAATTTCTATCTGGTAATGTCTTAGAGGAGTACGTTGGGGATACTGGCGATAAATTAGTTAACGCGGCGCAAGAATGGTTCGGTCCTGATACGCAGCTCGTCTCTGGGACTTCTGGGTTTCTCGGACTTATGCAATTTCGCACTAAATTCCCAATCAAGTACGCAATAAAACTTATCGACTATCGTTACTTATGCGTATCTTATGGCTTAGGGGACACTAATTCGTTCCAATGGATAGTCTTTCAAGACCTGCATATGAAACGTTGGGGAAAATTGCGAATCCCACATACGCATGTAATTCAATTCACGCCAAGCTCATTAGATATGGGTATTGGTTTGGGTATTGTAACCACTAACGGAACTATTGTGTATCCGACTTCTGATTGTGGGGACTTCGAGGTTGGCGGCTGTTGCGCCGACACTGATAATTCGCCAATCGTAATTTACGCCCGCCTAGAATCTACGCGAGGAAGTTATATAACATTAGAATCAGTAACGGCAGATTTTGTAACTGAGCCAGTTGTCGAATTACAATTATTAAACTCTATAAATGGGCATACGTGGGATGCGTACTCCTATCCGAGGTTAATTGCATCCTACCGAGGGCATCGTAAATGGGCGAGTCGCTTGACGGGTCTTGGCCTTGGATTTATTCTGAAGGGTCGATTTAACTTAACAACAATTCAGATAACGGCTAATAGTGGAGGTGTGCGATGAAAGTAACGGCGACAAAAAGTCTGGCACGGGTAGGCGAATTTTTGGAATTTCACGTTAGTGGGAAGTTCGACGAAAAAGCCGTCTTAACATTTCAAGGATTAGAGTATCCAGTAACCGGTACTGGCGAAGAAGTAATTTCTGTGCGGTGTGTAACTTCAGGAGTCTCACGAGCGGTACTGACTTCTGACTTACTGACGGTAAAATCTGCAGAAGTTAGTGTAATTACCGTAACCAATTTTGACGCGCGCGTAGCTCCTACTGGAATAGCTACAGGTATCATATATACATGCAAATTGAACGCGTATGACATAATTGATACACAAGAACTTATGTTGGTAATTACAGTACATAATCCGGCCAATTACCCGCAAGACGCTAATGTGCAGCGCGTTATTCCGCCTCCGGAATTTACTGCTATAGACAAAATAGAGATTACCCACACAACTATCAGAGGAAATTCCAGCAGAAATTTTTACTTCAGGTTGCGCGCTAACTGGGCCGGAGTGACTGAAAATAAATACTATGAGATTAGAGAAGGTTGCGGATTTAATTGTCGATTTAACGGGAATCCTAAAGCTACCGGAATCTATATAACGAATCTTAGCGTGGCACCAACTCAGATAAAACCGTTCGCCGCCGTAAGCCTGTCTATCGTAGTAACTAACCTAGATAAGACTTACCCAGTTACCGATATGAAGTTGGATAACTTACAAGCCCCGAAAGGATTTCATAGTGATACTACCGGTTTTCCGCAGTTCATTCCCCCAGGACGTTATGGAATTTACGCGGTGTACGCGACTAATGAAGGTTGTCGAGGTACTGGAATTGTAAAAATTCCTGCTAGAGGAATTTCTGCCATGTGCAATAATATAAAAATCTACACGCCGAATGAAGTATCAGTGGTGGTGACATGTCTAAATAGCTAGACTATCTATTTTATAGAAGAGTTTTTATACTACATTCTTATTCATAAAGGAGTAAAATAATGACTGATAGTGCAAAAGTTTTTGCAGTTCCTGGGGAACACTACGGCACGCCAGTAATTCGTAACCAACTGCAACCTATGGTAATGGCACGTGGCCAAGTCCGGCCTATGAATGTTGGCGAAGTACTGCCCGCGTGTTTTACTGGCGGTGGTGGCGGCGGTGGTGGCGGTGGGGGCACAGATTCGC